AGTTTTGGGTATGGTTGTTTGTTTAACTGTGGCTATTGTTACATGAAAAGACATATGCCAGAAGGTCTAACAGTATCTAAGAATATAGAAGATGTTCTTACTGCTATTGACCATCACTCCTGGTTTGCTGATGTAGAGAAACCTAATCAGACTCATGATGAGTACATAACCTATGATATAGGTTGTAATGAGGACTTGGCTCTTCATTATAAGTTCTATGATTTTCAGAAGATTGTTAAGTTCTTTAAAACACATGATAAAGCAATGGGCTCATTTGCTACCAAGTATGTGAATCCCAAGTTGTTATCATTCAATCCTGAAAGAAAGGTTAGAATCAGATTTAGTCTTATGCCTCAGAAGTATGCTAATCTGTTAGAACCTAATACCTCTAGTATTATAGATAGGATAAAAGCTATTGATAGATTTATATCAGTCGGTTGGGATGTGCACATAAACTTCAGTCCTGTTATTGTAACAGAAGGATGGGAACAAGAGTATGCAGCACTATTTCAGCTAGTAGATAAGAATGTTATCTTTAAGAGCAGAGTAAAGGCAGAGGTAATCTTTCTTACTCACAATGCTGATAAGCATAAGTATAACCTGGATCATGGTATACTAGGTGAAGAACTATTGTGGAGACCTGATATACAGGAAGATAAAGTGTCACAGTATGGAGGTACAAACATCAGATATAAGCATAACCTAAAAGATGACTATATCAGAGCTTTCAAATCCCTCCATGAGTTGATAATACCTTGGAATACAATTAGATATATTTTTTAGTTATGCCAGAAAAATTAACCGGACCTTGCTATAATCTGTTTCTGGATGATATCAGATTAGCTAAAGACGCATTTACATATACACAGAATCCTGTTTATGTAGATAAGAGATGGCACACTGTGACAAACTATGAAGAGTTTGTAGATTACATTGCAAATATGTATGTAGAGAATAAGTTACCCGCTATAATATCTTTTGACCATGATCTTGGAGATCAAGAACTTAGTGGGTACGATTGTGCTAAATGGTTGATAAACTTTTGTATTGATACAGAAAGTCCATTACCAACGTGTTTACTGCATTCTATGAATCCTGTTGGAAAAGCAAACATAGACAGCTTGTTAAGAAGTTATAAATGTGAATATTGTGATGCAGAAGGGTATCACAAGATGAGTTGTGTAAAAAGTAAAAATCCCGATTTATATTAGCAAAATGAAAACTAACACTTCATCTCCTATTACCAACGGTATTTTGATGATGGCAGTTGCTGCTGGATTTGCATTTATCGGTGGACTTATTACAGACTGGTTATTTTATATCGGTTTAGTATTAGGTGGGTTATTTGTTGTTCTGTGGGCTCTCAGTTACAAGTTTAACTTGTTTATGGAAGCTAAGATCAAAGTATTTACTTACATTAAGTATGATTTTAAAAATGATCCTAAACATTATGTAGCATTAATGCTCATATGGTGTATAGTTTTATTTTGGTTATTTAAAGATCTCTCTGAATACAGAGAAATAGGTGCTGATGTTTTCTTAGGTTTATTCAGTGTCTATTTAGTATCTTGTGTCATGATCCTTTGGGGATACTTTAAAGAATATGACAAACTACCCTAAACTTATATTTTTATACTGGGATGAACCCAGTATTCCTGTTAGCTTAACTGGTAAAGCTCCTGACTTAAACAGGCTGGATGTAGGTTCGACTCCTACACAGGAAACCAAACAATCTTATGACTGAACACGAAAAAGAAAAGATCCAAATACTGAATTTACTTGTATGGTTACAGGTCTCAGTATTTAGTGCAGATGAGTGTGCTACTATTAAATGGTTTAACAGAAATCAAACTAAGATGATGTTAAACAGATTGGTAGATACTATCAATAAAGAACACGGTCTAGTAATAAAAGAACTTTGGAATGTAGAAGGTGTAAACATGGACGATGCTATGAGAGAAGTAGTAAAGTTCAGTGAAACTGTATCTAGAGTACCTTACTACAGATTACCGGATCTTACGCAGATAATAGAACAGTATATTGAATCAGAAGGTAAGCTTTAGTTTTTATCTGCTCTAGCTTTAATATACAAGTGTCTTTTCTCTTGTTCTGCTGCCATAATTGCCATTATACCACGAAGTTCTTCGTATGTAATTTGAACTATTAGTTCCTCTTCATCATCGATTACCTGAAACACTTCAGCATCAATGTATACTTCAGGAACCTCAAGTTCATCATCATCCTTTACAAAAGGACGTTTGTATAACCCAGCTTTTATGTAGGTAGGCATTAGCGTATCTCCCCATTGTCTATTGTAAGATTCTGAACACTAAAGTTACCATTATTTTTCATGGTTACAACAGCAAATCCATGTACCCATTCATTGTATGGCATGTAATCAGGAGATAGTTCACACAGGCATCCTGTAGAGAATCCTCCATGATAATGACCATCCATGTTTTTGTCTAGGTAAGTACTAGATCTGTGGTAATGACCGCAAATTGTATTGACTTTTGATTTACCATAGATATATTTAGCAGGGTACACACCTCCAGCACCTTTGTACTCATGACCGTGGATGATGTTTAAGTTACCCGCTTTAATTACAGTGTACTTATCTATCAGTATAACATGATGCTTAGCAAACTCTAGCAGGATATCTAGTCTAAACTCCTCAGAATCAAAGATTTCTGGAGCTTTTACTTGTAGATATCTTTCTAGTCTCATCTCATGATTGCCAATCTTGTAGTATATCTGAGCTTTAGGGAATGCTAGTCTTAGTTCATTAAGGAACCATTTACCTAGTTCTATTTCTTTACGGAACTTAGGTTTGCTAGGATCCTTAGAGAAGTCAGACAGTGCATAGAAGTCTAGTATGTCTCCGTTAAGAATGATACAATCTACTCCTTGTTCTAAACCATACTTAATAGCAGCTTTAAGTGCTGCAGCATTATGATACGGAAAATGGATATCAGATAGTATCAGAATCTTTTTGGTAGCAGTAGATAAAATATAAGGCTCTCGGATCTCTTCAAATGAGTCTGGGATATTATCAAAGGGATTGTAAGTGTAAGTAACTTCTCTAAGAAATTCTTTAGTTTTTACTTTTCTTCTTTCTTTTTCTCCTTTGGTACCTGTATAATACCTAAGTCTATCTCTTACATGCTCGATATCAGTAAATTCTAATGGATTTTCACTGTATATCTTTTTGGCTAATGTAAGAATTGGAGTTTTGGGGAATCTCTTTAATGCTGCTTTGCATATTTCCCCTACTTGTGTTGGTTTTCCGGCCATCAGTAAGTGTTTATTACCTAAAATACTATAAATAACTTAATAAAACAATGAGAAAAGTGGATGTTAACCTTGATAGAGATACTATTAAACTGAAAATCAAACAGTTAATGAAACCACATGTTGTGGACGATAAGCCATTATTAATAGACTTTTTGGTTAATGTAATAATGAGTCAATCTAGTGGCGTAAAAAATTTGCTATTAGCAGAAGCTAATCAACTGGACAGACATTATTACCCCGTAGGTACCGTAGTACAGATTGAATTTAAAAGAGTAGGTGAGTACTACAGCTTGTTAAAAAAAGATAAGATGCTAGAAAATCCGGATAACTTTGGGTTAAAAGGTGACTGGCTTCAAGGTCTTATTGTAGATGTATATCCTTTCAGCACTAATCATCACTATACAGTGATGTACAAAGGTGTTGATTACGACAAAACAATTGTAGAACAGTTAGTTGAGCTTTCAGCTGACGATGTAAAAATTTATGAATATGAGTGAAAGAATTCAAGATCAACGCCCTGTGTACATGGGCACATTTAGCAAGTATGCTAAAAGTTTTGAGGGTCGCATAGCGCTTCTAGAAAATGATATGGAAGATTTAGCTAAGAAAGCAAGAATATCTTCTAGGAGAATAGATGATGTTTCTAGGATGTCAAAGATATTCTTTGGTACTATGATTAGTATAACTGTTCTAGAGTTAGCTATAATTATGCTGAAAATTTTCGCATAATCAATTGATGTTTAGGTAGTTTTGATTATAAGGTATACCTTTGATAAGTAAACCATGTACTATCAGCTGCCAAACGGAAAAGTGGTGCAGATGTCTGTAGAAGAGTATCTTAATTTAACTAAAAAAGACATTCAATACTTACTAAGCATCAACGCGGGGGATTACATTTCAAACCCCTGGAGCGGCTCTGTCATCTCTAGTATTAAAAAGCAGATTGAAGAATCAGAAGATGAAGAAGAATCTGATGCTGCAATCTTTGAAAATGCAGAGGAAATAGAAACATTCTTTGAAGAGTATTTCCCTGAGGATTTTGACGATCCTGATCCTAGAATCGACTTAGACTTTAATGTCTAATCTGTCTTTGTAAACAATTGTAAATTTATCTAATATGAAGAAGCAATCCCGTGTTCAACCTACGGAGTATTCTGGTAGGTTGAGTGATTATCAACTGTATGGTAGCCCTAACCAACGGTTTGTTGAGTATGAGAGGGATGAGTTCAACACTTATCAGAATTTTCTGTATAAGCGAGCTCTATTTGGTTTATCTGTATATTCAGCTGATGAGCTGGGTATAATGCACTGGGACAAGAAGAAACGTATCCAGAAAGTGCATCTGAGAACTCAGAACGTTCTTAATCTATGGAAACAGGAGATTATTAACTCTACTGTAAACAAGATCTTTAGTACTTTATTCCACCACAGCTCTTTTGCGAAAGACATGGTTGAGAAATTTGGTACTGATACAGATCCGAACTACATTAGCAAGGTTAATTTTAAAGAACTTGGTATTGATAAACGGCAGATTGTCACTAAATTAATACAAGAGAAAATCTTACCTGTTAACTTTTACGAACTATCCTGAGTATGAGCAAGTACCACAATTTAGACAATGAGGAGGTAGTATTCTTGTATCTATCAAACAAAAAATTTATAGATCAGTATAATACTATTTTTGAGAATGGCGGGATTGAGTCTGTTATGGACTTATCTGATAGCGCCTATGTAGTAGGGTTTAAAGAGATTTCTGAGCAAGATTTGCTTAATCTCATGGATGACCCTCATTACAAGTATTGTTTAAGTGTGGACAAGAAGTTAGAACCTATTGTAGAGCTTATTCGGGAAACACTCCCGGAGCTCTACATTACGGTTGAGACATCATTTATAAACAAAACGTAATGAAGTACCAATTTAACGTTAATGGGGTAGTATCATTAGTGCTAGTACCCGAGAATGAACTGGAAAAGAACTTGCTAAAGTCTTTGAGCGTTCAACCCAATGAGTTTAAAGAAGTATCAAAGAGCTCACCAGTAGGAGCTCAGTATTCAGATGGAACTATTATAATTTCAGGTTCGCATGGAAGCAAAACTGAAGAAATGTAATGGTTGTGATCAGTTAAAGCATATCTGGAAAAGACACGAGAAGCAGTTATACTGCAAGGATTGTTGGGCACAACATCCTGATAAGGGTAAAAAACCCTTGCAAGCTAAAAAACCTATGAGTAAAAAATCGTCTAAGCAACAAAAGCTAGATGCTTTATACTCAGTACTTAGGGAAGCTTATCTTAAGAAGAATCCGTTTTGTAAAGCTCGTTTGTCTGGATGTCAGATTAATGCTACTGATGTGCACCACAAAGCTGGTAGAGGTAGGTTTATGTTAGATGAAACTACTTTTCTAGCCGTATGTAGAATTTGTCACAATCAAATTGAAGAGAACCCTGTAATGGCGAAAGCTATGGGGTTCTCAGAATCTAGAGAAGAAGCACATGGAAACAAAGAATAGACAAGATGTTCAAGCAGAGGCTATTGAGTCTTTACTTAAGAGCAACAGATCTGGTGTAGCTGTATCAATGGGTGTAGGTAAGACTCTTATAGGTCTGAAACACCTTGATGCAATGGCACCGGTAAAAGCTTTAGTTGTAGCACCTAAAAAGTCTATATTTCAATCTTGGAAAGATGAGATGACTAAACACGGTCTAGAGTATTTAGAACCCTATATCAAGTTTAGTACTTATATTTCTCTACCAAAGCAGGATACTGACTATGACGTGGTATATCTTGACGAGTGTCACAATCTATTACCTAGTCACGAACCGTGGTTGTCACAGTTTAAAGGTAAGATTGTAGGTCTTACCGGTACTCCTCCAAAGTTTGAGACTTCGATTAAAGGTAAACTTGTAAAGAAGTTCTGTCCTATCAACTACGAGTACTTTGTGGATGATGCTGTATCTGACGGTATTCTGAATGATTATAAGATAGTCGTTCATATGCTAAAGTTAGGTACCGTTAAAAACATGATGGCGGGTGGTAAAACTAAAAAGTGGCCAACTAGTGAGATAGAGTCATATAGTTATTGGTGTGATAGAATTGATAAGTCTGTATATCCACAGGAGACTATGATGCTTCGTATACAAAGGATGAAAGCTATGATGGCGTATCCTAGTAAAGAAGCATATGCTAAAAAACTGTTTGATAGTATTGGTGATAAGTGTATTCTTTTTGCTAACACCCAAGATCAAGCAGATAAACTTTGCAGACATAGTTACCATAGTGAGAATCCGGATTCTGAGGATAACTTATTGAAATTCAAAGCAGGTATAATTAATAAACTGTCAGCTGTATTACAGCTTAACGAGGGTGTAAACATCCCGGAACTAAGACAGGGTATCATCATGCATGCTTATGGAAATGAGAGAAAGAGTTCTCAGAGAATCGGTAGATTACTACGACTAAATCCTGATGAAACTGCAGTTGTTCACATACTTTGTTATGAGGGAACTGTAGACGAAACATGGACAAAGTCCGCTCTATCTGTATTTGACCAAACTAAAATAATTTATAAGTAAATTTGGGATTTTAGATAAACTTTCTATATTTGCTCAATAAACATTAACTATGTCTTCCTTTATATCAATTTTTATTACAGTTGGAATATGCTTAGGTATCTACGCGTATATCAAAAAGAAGTATGCTGCTCAGATTGCACTTCTTGAAGAACAGATTGCTAACTTTAATCTTGAAACAGTAAAATACGAAAGTTGTATTAGACATCTTGAGAATAGAGTATTTGTAGCAGAAAGAGAAATTGGTAACTACAAGACTAGACTTGAGACTTTAGCTGATATTAACAAAGAGCTTAATGCTCCTAAACCTCAGGCTACATCTGTTAATTCAGCTAAACCTGTTGATACTACAACTGTAACTAGTTCGGATAAACCTGCTGAAGCTCCTAAAAAAAGAGGTAGAAAACCAGGTTACAAAAAACCTTTCTACAAAAAGAAGTCTGGTGGGAAACCATCATGATTTAGGTGGTAAATAAATAATAAATGAGCAGAAAAGGAGGGTCAAACCTCCTTTTTTGTTATATTATGGTATGGCTTCTGTCATAGTATCACTGTTATTTATTATCTTGGGCTCTTACTTTAAAGGTAAGATGGACAAGGTCATGTTCAGAGATAACAACTCTGGATGGAAGAATAAATGGAAGTTAAGTGATACTGGCAAACTAATTAAATACAATGCAAAAGATTGGTACTACTTTGGATTTTATCCTGGCTTTAAAGAAAGTTTTCCTTACAGTAGTACTGTTCTTGTTTGTTTTACTGATGATTGGCATAAGTATCAGTTTCTATTTCTTCGGTGCATATACCTGGCTATTAGTATTCAACTGGTTGGGTTGGTTACAGCTATCTTGTTAGCTTTTACAGTGCTTCCTTTACTGTATGGTATAGGATTCTACTTTGGTTTTGAGAGATACAGAAAAATCTAGTTTATGAAACAATTACCTGTTAGTATTCTCTTTGAAATGAGAGAAGGGGAACTTGTCCCCAAATCGGAGCTAGGTAAACATTCCCTAGCTAATTATTTAAAAAATGTAGAAGAAGGTACACTTATACAAGTGACCTATGAAGAACAAAGTACAGATGGTACTTATGCACAGATAAGTAAACTTCAAGCTTGTACCCGGGAGCTATCAAAACACCTAGGATATACACACGATGAGATCAAAGACATAGTAAAGCACAAAGCTAACTTATATACTTCGGAAGGAGAACTTAAGTCGTTTGCTCAGTGCTCGAAGGAGGAGTTGAGTTTGGCGATTCAGTCTGCTCTTGATCTTGGGGAGCAGGTGGATTTTCCTCTTCTATAACTGTTTCTTTTTCTGTGTCGTATTTGACGAGTTTTGTCAACTTTTGTTCTCTAGCTTCTTGTTCAAGACCTATTAGTAAACCCATGACTGTTTCAAAATGAAACTCATCTTCACTTTTATCTTGAACTTTTGGATCTAGTGCTCTAGTTGTAAACTCTTTAGGATCAACACCTGTTGGAATTTTATAATAATCAGTCATGAAACGATTAAGACGAGCATAGAATAAACCACTGATTTCTACTTTAATCATAGCCTCTGAGGGTATGATTTCTATTTCGTAAACCTTTTGTTTTTCTTTAGTTTCTTCTTCTGGTTTTGTTTCTTCCGACATAACTAAAAATTATTTAAACAAAAATATGATAAGTTCAGTAAACTTACAAGATGTAAAAGATAAACTTTATCTAGACTTAAAAGATACAGGTTGGGACGATAAGCTTAAAAGCTTTTTACAGGGTACAGAAATGGATAAGATTCTTGAGATTCTTCTAAAAGAAGCTCTAGATGGCAAGAGATTTACTCCTCCGGTAAAATACATGTTCAATGCTTTAAAGAGCTGTCACTTTAATAAGACTCGTGTTGTTATTATAGGACAGGATCCTTATCCACAAATGGATGTTGCGGATGGTTTAGCTTTCTCTTGTAGTAGACAAGACAGAACTGAAGTATCTCTACAGTTTATAAAGCAGTGTATTCAGGATACTGTTCCTAAAGAAGATCAAGATCCTAATCAGTCAAATGATTTGTCTAGATGGGCAAATCAAGGTATACTACTTTTAAACACAGCGTTTACAACTTCTATAGGTAAACCTGGTACTCACCAGATACTATGGAGAAACATGATAGTCAATATTTTAGATTCTCTAGTATGGGGCAGTGACCCGCTTGTTTATGTTTTTTTGGGTAAAAAAGCACAAGAATTTTCTGATTTGATACCGGATGTGAACTACAAAATTATAACTTCGCATCCCGCTAGCGCATCGTATACCGGTACTCAGTGGGATTGTGCAGACATGTTTAATAAGATCAATTCTTATTTACAAAAACAATCTAAATCTAAAATCATATGGTAAGAATAGAATCTTCATTTACCTTGGAACAGCTTATACAGTTTTCTAAGGATAATTACGAAGCATTTGGTACAAAGAGTCGTTTGCGAAAGCATGCATACTACCGACAGATAGCAGCTTATATTGCTCTAGAAGGTGGTTATAAAATAGGAGAGGTAGCAAAAGCATTATCAGTATCTCATCCTACTATAATCTGGTCTAGAGAACAAGCTACAGGTCATCTTACAAGTAGAGATGAGACGTTTTATCCGTATTATGTAGAGTTTGTAAACAAGTTTAACAATCACCTGAACAATGAACTTCCTGCCGCAGTTAATGAAGGACAGCGAGTTGACGCCTAATCAACTGTACCTTCTTTATTGTCTTTTTGTAGATGAGAAACCATTGTACATAAACATGTACACTGAATTGCGTGGTCTACAAGTTGCTGGTTATGTTTCTACAGACGGTAGAATAACCAACAAGGGGGTAGAGGTTGCTGAAAAGATACCTGTCTCTAAAAAGACAGCTAAGAAACCTTCTTTGGTTATCACCGAAGACTGTATAACCCAATATCTTGATTTATTTCCTAAGGGTAAACTACCTAGTGGCAAACTAGCTAGGTCTGATAGAAAGAATCTTAAGAGTAGCTTTGATTGGTTCTTCAAGACCTATGAGTATAGTTGGGATGTGGTTATACGCGCTACAGCATTGTATGTAGATGAGTATGAGAAGAAGAATTACCTGTATATGAAGACCTCTCAGTACTTCATAAGTAAGATGAATCCCGACAGAACTCGTGACTCAGAACTTGCTAATTACTGCTCTTCAGTAGTTAACAATGATTATGAGACTGATGAGAATTTCTTCTCGGAAAGGGTCGTTTAATTTAGTAAATTGCACGGACACAAAGGTCTTTGTGTCGTTATCACAATAAACATGGAAACACAGGTACTCTGGAAAAGTCAGAAAGAATCTTTTGTCCAATCACTCGAATACATGAGAGGTAGAATGGATGGAAAGATTAAAAGTATTAAAACCCCGTGGTCCAAGTTTAATGATGCAACTACAGATGGTATAGAATGGAACTCACTTACAGTTATAGGTGGTCGTCCAGGTGCAGGTAAAACTCTAATTAAAGATCAGATAGTTAGAGAAGCATTTTTACAGAATCCTGACGAAGACTTTAGGGTACTAGAGTTTCAGTTTGAGATGCTTGGTAGAACAAGCGCTATCAGAGAGTACTCGAGTGTTTTAGGTAAGTCCTATAAATACTTGTGTAGTGCAGACGGTAAGCTTTCAGAAGAAGATCTTACCAAATGTTATGAGTACGCCAAGAAGAGAGTTGTCTTTCCTATTGACATTGTGGAGGACCCTTTGACGGTAAACGAGTTTAAGGAACAGATTAGTATGTACATGAAAGACAACATCGTTCAAACTGACGATGATGCATACTATAAAAAGACTATTGTAACCTTAGATCACTCGTTGCTGCTTAAAAAGGCACCCTTTGAGAAAGATAAGTACGACACTCTGTACAATCTTGGTGAAGCGGTTACAGAACTTAAGAGGAAATATCCCATAGCGTTTATTATCCTCAGTCAATTGAATCGTAACATAGACAATCCTGAACGTAGTGAGGATGGTAAGTACGGCAATTACATTCTAGAGTCTGACATCTTTGGATCAGATGCGTTGTTACAACACGCTGACACATTGATAGGACTCAACAGACCAGGGAAACAGAAGATTAGATTCTATGGTCCGGATAGATATGTAATAGAAAATGACAGAGTTCTAGTTATGCACTTTCTTAAGTGTAGAAACGGTGATAACCGTATGAGTTTTTTCAGAGCAGAGTTTGAGAAAATGCGGGTAGCAGAAATGGAAACTCCCGCACAGCAAGAAAGAAGAATTAATAAGTAAAAATTATGATTAAAACCCAAGAGAAAACAACAAAAGACAGAGTATTGGAGCTAAGAGAAAAACATCAAGACGTATTTGAAGAAATAGGTAAACCTCATGCTTATTTCTACCCTAAGATTGCATACCGTCCTGTAGATAAAGACGAGTTGTATGTAAGTTTTTTTCCTAGCGAATTAAACAAAGGTGACGATATCTACACAGAGTTTATTAGTAGAGACTATACCCCAGAGGATAGCAACAGAACCCTATGGGTACTGCGATACAATCCACACTGGAAAGAAGAGTATGAACCTACCCAGGTTAATGACTTATCTACTGCTAGATATCTAGTACCTGTAAGTGAGCTAAGTAAAGTAAATCTTCCTAAGAAGGAACAAGAGGCAGATCCTTTTAAGTCACTAGCTGATTTTATAGATGATTGTCCTTTTAGTCAAATGACAATTAGAGACTTTGCTACTATTATGACAGGCAAACCTGTAAGTTACAAACCGTGGTTAAATAAACTAATTACAGAAAAATGAGCGAAATAGTTCTGCCTACTAAAAAAGTTGCTGCTGAAAGCAAGAGTCCTAAAAACCTTATCATCTTTAGTAAACCTAAAGTTGGTAAGACCACTTTGTTGGCTCAACTAGAGAACTGTCTTATTCTAGATTTAGAAGACGGTACTGACTATGTTGATGCAATGAAGATTAAAGCAAAGTCTATTGATGATATCCGTGCTATTGGTAAAGCTATCAAAGAAGCGGGTAATCCTTATCAGTACGTTGCCGTAGACACAATCACTGCACTAGAAGAGATGTGCATACCATACGCGGAGGATTTGTATTCTAAATCTTCTATGGGTAAAAACTGGTTCACAGAAGGTAAACCTAAGTATGGTACTATCCTCAACATGCCTAATGGTGCAGGTTATCCCTGGTTAAGGGAAGCTTTTACGAAAGTCGTAGATTACATTAAAGCGTGGGCACCAAGAGTTATTCTTGTAGGTCACGTTAAAGATGTGGTACTTGACAAAAATGGTTCAGAGTTCAACTCTCTGGATTTAGATTTAACAGGTAAATTAAAAAGAATTACTAGTTCTCAGTCTGACGCTATTGGATATTTGTATCGTAAAGGAAACAAAAATGTCCTTAGTTTTAAGACCACGGACGAAGTATGCTGTGGTGCAAGACCCGAACATTTAAGAAATCAAGAAATTGTGTTGTCAGAAATAGCTGAGGACAACGCAGTAAAAGTCAATTGGAATAACATTTATATAGATTAAAATTATGATTAGCACAAAAGTTTCATCATCATCATCCGGTACTAACAAGATTATCCAACCCGGTAATGTAAAGTCTAAAATTAACGCTGTAACATTAGAGACAGTTCCTTACAAAGAAGGTGCATACCATGTATGTTTACACCTGGAGACAGAACCTATTACTGACGAAAGTTTTGAAGGTTTGCTTGTAGATAAAGACGATCCAAATGGACGAAGATATGAGGGTCAAGTAGCTCGCATTAAAACAAGCGAGTGGGCGTATTCAGATGGTACAACTAAGAGCGGTATAAAAGTTAGTCGTGATACCGAGATTGTACGTGTTATTGAGAATATCTGTAAACAAGCAGGTAGTTCTAAGTGGCTAGAAGATCACGACAATGTGTTTAATACTATCGAAGAGTTGGTTATTGCTTTTAACAATGACAAACCTTTTAAGGATAAATACATGAACTTCTGTATTGGTGCAAGAGAGTATGTAAATAAAGCTGGTTACAACAGTTATGATATGCATCTCATTCGCCCAGAAAGAGGACAGTTGTCTTTCCAAAGTGTTGATGCTGAATCTATTAAGGTTCCAACATTTGACGGAGACAAACACATTAAAAAAGCTAAGTCTGAATCTGTAAGTTCTTTCAAGAGTAGTAGTGACTCTGACTTTGATGTTCCTACTACTTCAAAAGTATCTGCTGATTTTAATTTAGATTAGTTAAAGGGTTAACTATTAAAGGGGGGAGTAACATCCCCCTTTTATATTTTTATGCTATGATAAGTACTAAACATATTGTTACCAGCATTGCTGAGGTACCTTCATCATGGGTATTTGAAACCTACTGTAACTTAGCTGAAAGATTATTAGGTCAAGATGTAAAGATAAAGTCTCTGTTTAATCCTAGAGACAGTGTGCCTTCTATGGTTATTTTCTGTAGAGAAGATAGATACTTCTTTAAAGATTTTTCCACAGATAAGGGTGGTGATTCTACTGCGTTTGTTTCTTTTTTCTTTAACCTACCAAAGGGACAAGCGATTAACAAAATACTAGAAGACTACAGAGAATATCTAAAGTCTTCCGGTGGAAGAAGTCCCGTTGTAGTAAAACAGAAAGCTAGCTACAAACTAGAAACTTATGACACTAGGGGATGGACTAGGGGTGATGCAGATTACTGGACAGCATACAAGATTGATTCAGATATTCTGGAACAATATCATGTAAAACCATTGAGCTCATTTACTTTTAGTAGAAACGACGAGGGTGTCTATGATTTCTTTGTAACCCAGAAAGCATATGTTTATGGTTACTTCAGAGAGGATGGTAGTCTTTACAAGATTTACCAACCGTATAACAAGGACAAGAAGTTTATGAAACTAGCTACCTATATCCAAGGTATGGATCAGCTAAAGTTTGATAAAGAACATCTTGTTATTACCAGTTCTCTTAAAGACGGTATGTGTCTTAAAAAACTAGGTTATCCTGTAGAGTTTATAGCACCGGATTCTGAGGGCTCGGTGATTAGAGAAGAAGTTATTACTTACCTAAAAAGTAAATACAAAGTAATTACATGTATGTTTGACAATGACACTGCAGGCATAAAAGCTATGGAACGGTATCATGAATTATATGGATTACCTAGTATACTTTTGCCAATGGAAAAAGATCTTTCTGACTCTGTAAAGAAACATGGTCAAAAAGCAGTAAAACAAGTACTAACTCCTTTACTTAATGCATATGAACAAACAACAGAAAAAAGCAATGGAACGATTTGAATCATGGATGGATAGTCTCCATCTACAAACTCTTACTGATGAGTTAAAGAATGACATCATTGAAGCGGTAAGAGATCTAATTGAAGAAATGCAAGAACTAAATGACTAAAGGTTATATAGGTATCGACATTGGAAAGAAAGGTGCTATAGTCTACCAGCATCCTGATGGGAAAATTGAAGCGTATGCTGTTCCTATGATTAAAGATGAGGTTGACTATGCTTTTATGTATGACATCATACAGCAAATGAATGCTAGACATTATGAGCTCTATGACTGTCATCCGCATATGATTTTTGAGAAACTTGGAGTTATCTTCGGTAGCTCTAAGACAACTGCATTCTCTATGGGTCACCAATCTGGTGCTGTAGAAATGATGGCTATTGCTCTACGTATTCCTTACACAAAGATTCCTGCTAAACAATGGCAGAAAGAAATGTTTACAGGAGTAGAGGAGATTACTATTACAGGTAAGTCTACTAGAGATACTAAAGCAATGGCGTTAGTAGCTGCTAAAAGATTATTCCCCGGTAATGATTTTAAGTTTGGTGAAAGAGCTACTAAGCCACATGATGGTTATGTAGACGCTTTATTGATGTCGGAGTATGGAAAAAGAAAAGCTCTCTGAGAAAGCTGTATTAGATTATGATGGATATAAAAGTGTAAGGTCTATGTTGCTATCTGAATCTAAAGCAGATAGAGATGTAGGTCTTGGTATACTAGAAAATATAGATGAGAAGAAATGTCTTCCTTTCATTTTATTTACAGCAATAGAGTTTACTCAAATGGATGAGCACATACCTAGAACAGTTATGTGGTCTATGTACAGTAAACTAAAATCGCTAAACGCTATTAACAAGATCATTGATATACAAACCAAGTATTTAGCTAATCCTTTTGGATATAACAATCCTGAAGCAATCATAAAACTTGTAGATGATTGGTCATTAAACAAGCATACCGATCATTCTACTAGACAGTATCTAGATAGAATTATAGAAAGGATGAGTATTACTCAGGTTATAGATGCTATTTTGATACAGGATGATCCAGAAAGATTTTATCCTTTAGAGGAAGATATTGAACAGTTCATTGTATATAAAGTTATCAAGAACTGGCGCGTGCATAGTTATAAATTAGAAATTCCGGGTTTTAGTATGAAATTTAATATCCGGGATGCAATAGAAATAAGAAGACATGAGCTTAACAAGAAATGAAAGTCTTTCTAAAGTATGTAAAGAACTTATGTTGAAGGAGCCCTACTACGGGCTTTTTCTAGTTATGACTGAGAAACAATGGACTGATAAGATTGAGACAGCTGGTGTTGCTAAACACAACATCAACTACAAACTTCTTATTAATCCAGAGTTTTGGGATAGTCTTAGTCTAAACCACAGAATTGGTTTGACTAAACACGAGATGTTACATCTAGCATTCTTCCATCCTCTGATGAAAGATACCTATGATGATCACCAACTCTTCAATATTGCTGCAGATCTAGAGATCAATCAGTATATAGAAGATGAGTTTCTACCAGATGGGGGTCTAAAACTAGACTCTTTTCCTGACATGGTTTTACCCGAAAGAGCTGGTACTAGAGCTTATTATGATATTTTAAAGAAGAATCAGAATAACCCTGCTCTGCAGAATCTTAAAAGTGCTATGGGTCAAGGGTTACCTCAATCTGAGGATGGACTTAACAACCCTAATCACGACTGGAAAGAGTTTGAAGACATGGGTGAAGCTGAGAAACGTCTGATGAAAACTCAGATGGAATATCAGATGAAAGAATTAGCTCATGAGGTAACTAAATCCAGGGGTATGGTTCCTGGAGAGATTAAAGAACTGATTGATAACTTCACTGCCTTTGAACAACCAAAGTTTGACTGGCGTGGTTACATCAGAAGATTTGTAGGTAGGTCTGTAAAGGTTTATACCAAGAAACTAAGAAGAAAGTTTAATAAAAGATTTGAGGAAAATCCCGGTCTTAAGATTAAACAGAAGAAACATATCTTAGTAGCTGTAGATACATCAGGTTCTGTAAGCACAGATGAACTTAAGGAGTTTTTCTCAGAGGTCCATCATATGCATAAAACAGGTTCTGATATTACCGTAGTGCAGTGTGATACTGCTATTAGTGACATCCGTCCCTATAAACAGAGTAACAAGATTGAGTTACATGGTAGAGGAGGAACTTCTTTTGAACCGGTTGTAGAGTACTATGACGCTAATCAGAAAAAGTATACATGTCTTATTTATTTCACAGATGGAGAAGCACCCGCTCCTGCTAAACCAAAGGGGCACATACTGTGGGTACTAAGTTCCCGTTCAGAGATTAATAATAAATTACCAGGTCAAATTATCAAATTAAACTAAGATGGCAAACATTAAGCAAGTAGTATTGAATACTTCTGAATTGAAGGATTTTGTAAAACACATTGTAGGAAACAACCGTTATCTCCAAGAGAATGGTAAAAATCCTGTTGCTATAAATATCGAAGGTGAAGCGGGTCTAGGTAAGACTAGTGCTATTTTGCAAGTTGCAGATGAGTTGAATCTCCAGTGTATTAAACTGAATTTGAGTCAGTTAGAGGAGATAGGTGACCTTGTAGGTTTTCCAATGAAAGAGCATGAGATGATAAAGGGTGACCTTGTTAAATGGGTTACAGAGTCTACCATGCCTATGTATATAACTAGTGGTTACAAACCTACCGGTGAAAAGAGAATGACACATGCTGCTCCTGAATGGGTTCAAGGTAAAGGTCAAGGTGGTATCCTTATTCTGGATGACTGGACTCGTGCTGACCTTAGATTTGTTCAAGCAGTAATGGAGATCATCGACAGACAAGAGTATATCTCATGGAAATTACCAAAAGACTGGCACGTTATCTTGACTTCTAATCCTGATAATGGTGAGTATTTGGTAAACTCTATTGACACAGCTCAGAGAACTCGTTTTATCACAGCACATCTGAAGTTTGACATTGACTGTTGGGCTAAGTGGGCAGAACAAAACAATGTTGACTCTCGCTGTATCAACTTCCTGTTGATGAATCCTGAGTTGGTTAGAGGTGATATCAATCCTCGTAGTATTACTACATTCTTTAATTCTATCAGCTCTATTAAAGTGTTCGAGGAGCAGTTACC